GACCTCAACGAAATTCCGTACTACAAGTACATGTTTGAAACACTAGCAATGAAGGGATGCACGGTATGGATGCAGTACGAGGCTGGCAGGGGTCAGAACGTACTAGACCAAAAAGCCAACACGGAGCCGGGTTATGACTTCGTATGGCGGTATGACGATGACGAGGTTGCCGAAGCCGATACACTCGAACGGTTACTTGGGTATTTCGAAAACGACACCGACAAGAAAATAGGTGCTGTAGCTGGTTTCGTAGGTGGTCCATTGTTTGGTGATGGAGTCGCAACGGGAAAACTTGAGAATATATTCTCCGAGCAGAATGTTCAATGGCACAAGGGAATTAAGGTTTACCAAAACGTTGACCATCTGCACTCATCGTTCCTGTATAGACCTGGAATAGTCAATTTCCATCCAGACCTGTCTCCAGTATCTCATCGAGGAGAAACAATTTTTACCGCCTCATTGAAACGCGCTGGATATCAACTCATCGTTGACCAGAGCATACGAACATGGCACTACCGCGCCGAAGGTGGCATCAGGAGCCATGATAACCTGTTCTTCTACGAGCACGATGAAAAGAAATTCATGGAGAAGCTTATTGAGTGGGGATACCGTATCGTTGTCCTTGACAATGGAATCGGTGACCACGCCTGCTTCCTGAACATCTTGCCAGAGTTGCAAAAGAGATATCCACACCTTATTATAGCACTATGTTATCCTGAAGTATTCGAAGGACGGCTCAGACCAACAGATTCCATCATTAGCATTGGCCAAGCTCCCGGTCCAGCCAGAAGGGAATTAGACCTGTATTCGTGGATGCGAAATAATAACTGGAAAGGAACTATGCTAGGGGCGTATAAGGAAATATATCTACATGATTGATGGAAAGATGCACTATAAAAAGAAAGGCGGGCAAGATGAATAAAAACTTCATATTAATTTCTCCGTACAGCAAGAAGCTGTATGTTGAGGAGTGGATTTGCGAAGAACACAAAAACCAAGTCCACAGGAGACCCGTTCCGTGTCCATCATGCGGTAAGAAACTTACGTTCTCACCGCGAGAGATGCTGAACGCCAAACAATATCCGTTCTGGAATGAAGTTATCACTCTTCTTCGCATAACCGGAGAGACGATAATCCAGATAGGTCTTTCTGGAGAGGCGAAACTGGAAGGCGTGGATGATTTTTTCACAAACCTTCCGTTCAGGGAAATTGACAAGCTTCTCCTAGAATGCAAGATGTTCATGAGCGTGGATAACTGTCTTCCGCATCTTGCCCACTATCTCGGTGTAAAAAAGGGCATTGTTATTTGGGGTCCGAGCGACCCAGATATATTCGGGTATACAGGGTTTTACAATCTCCTGAAGGACAGGAAATACCTTCGCAAAGATATGTTCGATAAATGGGAGAAATGCCAATTTAACAAAGATGCGTTCGTTGACCCATCAGTAGTCGCAAACGCTGTAGTTCAACTTAATAGGGAACTATAATGACCATAGAAGAGCGAAAGGAAATATTCGATGACGTTACAGAGTTTATCGCGCAATCGGAAACTCATCCTGAGAAATCCTTTTGTCTCATCATGAACACTCGGCAGGGGAAATACGCAGGAAGCAATCTTGAAATCCATAAGCAGTCAGGCAGGCATGTAAGGTTCTGTGCCTAAGAGGTTTTGATGTCAACGATATTTTCATCAAGTTGGGAAGGTGGTGGAGTACGAGATAATAATATATGGACTGGTACTGCTGGAGATACGCCTAGCATATTGTCTGTTGCAACTGACCAAGTATTTGCCGGAGCGTATTCGCTAAAATGCACATGTTCATTCACAAACGGGAATGTCTATTTAAACGAATCGCCATTCATGACCGTTGCTGGTGTTCGTTTTGCCATACGGATACACTCGAACCCCAATATCAATGCTCGTGTTTTCTATCTATCTGGTGCAGAGGTAGCGTTTTGGGTCACGCCAACTGGCACATTCTTCTATGATAATGGAAATGGTAGTGGCGATACACCAGGAGCCATCATTGGTTCTTCCTATGCATTCTCTCTTGATACATGGTATCAAATTGAACTATTGTATAATGCTAGTAATGGTTCTATGGAGTGGAAAGTTTGGGATGCAACTGGGAAAAACAAGTTAGCCGATAATTCTGGAACAGCTCTCTATCCAGCACAAGTACAAACTTTTTATTTAGGAACAATATATTTAGGCCCTGGAACCGCATCGAAAGGGCAGACCATTACTTACTGGGCCGATGCTCTCGTAATTGATAACTCAGCATTTCCTGGACCACTTATTACGGCAACATCTTTCTATCCGTTCCCCAGCTTCAAACCGAGTTATTAATGAGCCGTCTGCTCGTATAAATTTTATAAGAGGTAATCATGGCAAATAATTATTGGAGAGGAACCACAAACTCTAACTGGGGAACAAGCACCAACTGGTCGTTGAGCTTAGTTCCTACAGCATCAGATGGTAATATTACTGTCTTCGATGGTACAAGCCCCAACTGCACTACAGATGCAGGCGGAAAGGTTTGTAATGCGATAAATTTTTCAGCGTATACCAATACAATTACGATGACGAATACCATAACTGTATCCGGAAACATAACACTAGGTTCCGGTATGCACGTTTCTGGGGCATCGTCTTTAATAATGAATGGAGCGTTTACGGCTCAAAGTAATGGTTTCGCTTGGCCTAATGGATTGACATTACAGGGTGGTTCTTCGCCTACATGGACATTAAGTGGTACATGGGTCATAGGTGGGCTTCTTACCGTCACTACGACAAATAGCACCATAGCTGGAGTTATACAGGCGGCAACGTGTAGCATTACCGCTGGGACTCTTACCCTAGGTGGTAATATTACCATTACAGGACTAACAACTATCGCTAGTGCTGTTGTTCTGAATGGTCCTTCATATACACTTTCCACTGGAGGATTAAACCACGGCAGTACTGTAACCGGAACCATTTTCAGCATTATATTAACTGGTGGCACATGGACTGCAACCGGTAGTGGTTATTTGGGTGTTCCATTGACATTTGCTGGCAATGTAACCTTGGCAAGCATTGTTGCATTCGGTGGGGCCAACAACCCAACAATGTCCTTGACATCTGGTAGCGTAACGGTTGGGACTGGAGTAATACATATCGGTGCATCGTGCATACTCAACGTACCGACTATTTCATGGTACAATTTGATTATAGACAGCGCATCTGGTACTACCGTTACTCTCAATGGGAACCTTGTTATAACCAATACATTTACATTGTATAATAGTTATGCTGTCACGTTTTCAGGAACCGGAACGCTTACATTATCTCAACCTATTACATTCCAAAGCATCAGTGGTTCGAGCTTTACTTGTCCCATATCTGGAACCTCATGCACATTCCCAGATTACAATATTACTCTTGGAACTAGCACATGGTCTGGAACGGTCACCGTAACAGGTGGAACTCATACGATAACATTAAACGGAACTATGACGGCAGTTACATTGTCATTACCAACGAGCGCGAATGTAACCATTGCTGGTACTGGTGGTTGGTCTGTAGGGACAACAAATATTATTCCAAGCGGTTCAACATATACACTCACGCTTCATGCTGGGGCTACTTATACATGGACAACATTATTGTCTATAAATCCAGCCAATATCGGAATTGCATATACCTTAACATCTGATAGCGGTTCGGTATCGGCAATAGTCAACCTGTCTTACGGAGCGTCTCAATTATTAGCATTTGTGAATGCGACTAGAATTGATAGTTCTGGTGGTCAAACTATATTTAGCTATAAGGGAGTTCTTACAACCGTAAAGAACTGGGCAACCGGAATATCGAACGGAAACCTTACAAATCCTTTAACGGGTGCGTCAAATACTGTATCTGGAGTAACCTACGATAAGAGCGGTAATATTCTTGGTAGCTGTACAGTCTATCTCTTCAGGGATAACGGCAATAGCACGGCAACATTTGTTGCGGCAACTACGAGCAATGCCGGAACAGGAGCATATAGCTTCACGGTCTATCCAGGCTCAACATATTTTGTTGTTGCATTCGGAATTCTGAGCGCGGTTGATGTCTTCGATTGCACCGATAGAATTGTGACGGCGGTATAATATGTCAACTCCAAACGATACATACGCACGTTCTACATCAGACAAAAATGAGGTCGCTACTCCAAATAACCTCAAGTTGGGAGCGACTACCGACAGACCATGGGTATTACTTACATATCCATTGCCTTGCTCACCAGTATCTCAGTAATATTTACACCGTCTTTGGTAGGTATATATACTACCAAAGATTCACAACTTTTTTTGGTTTCACCATCTGGCGTATCACCCTATTTTAGTGAAACAGTACCTCATCCAATGAGCCTGTATCTATTTATTAGATATGGGCTTTTTTGTTTGATGGAGGAAAAATGTCATCAAAAGTAATTGTCAGCCTTGCAAGACCGATTGGAGGTTTAAGCCAGATTGGTGCCAGCGGTGCATCCGGTGCTTCAGGTGGTTCTGGAGCTTCAGGTGTTGGTGTCTCTGGAGCAAGTGGTGCTTCTGGTGCGTCTGGTCAAGTTGGTGGTTCTGGACAATCTGGAGCTGCGGGTGCTTCTGGTTCTAGCGGTTCGTCAGGAGCAAGCGGTTCGGGTCAATCTGGAGCTAGTGGTGTTCCGGGTTCTACAGGGACTCCAGGTTCTTCTGGAGCGTCTGGAGCTGTAGGAACTTCCGGCTTATCAGGAGCAAGTGGTGCTTCTGGAGTAATCGGGGCAAGTGGTTCTTCGGGAGCAAGTGGTTCTGGTACTTCTGGTTCAAGCGGTGCCTCTGGAGCTATAGGTATAAGCGGTACTTCAGGAGCAACTGGTTCTACGGGTAGTACTGGTGGAACTGGAGCTTCAGGGGCTAGTGGAGCTTCTGGTGCTGGTACAAGCGGTGCAAGCGGGGCTTCAGGTCAGGCTGGAGCGGCATCTTCGAGTGGAACGTCAGGATTTAGTGGTGCAAGCGGTGCGACAGGTTCAACAGGAGCTTCAGGAGCCTCTGGGTCTTCAGGGGCTTCTGGGGCAGGAACAAGCGGTGCTTCAGGGGCATCGGGAGCTACTGGTACTTCAGGAACTAGCGGAGCGACAGGTTCCGCTGGAGGTGCTGGTTCTTCAGGGGCTTCGGGAGCGTCAGGAGCGGGTACATCTGGTGCATCTGGGTCTAGTGGAGCTACTGGTTCCGCTGGTGGTGCTGGTTCTTCTGGAGCTAGTGGTGCGTCAGGAGCTACTGGTAGTGCTGGAGGTGCTGGTTCTTCAGGAGCCAGCGGAGCATCTGGAGTATCTGGTGATGGTACAAGCGGAGCTTCTGGAACCAGCGGGGCAACTGGCGTTGCTGGTGGTGCTGGAGCTTCTGGAGCGAGTGGAGCTTCGGGTGCCGGAACTAGCGGTGCGTCTGGAACAAGCGGAGCAACAGGAAGTGCTGGCTCTAACGGTTCAAATGGAGCTTCAGGGGCAAGCGGTGCTACGGGCGCGTCAGGTTTTAGCGGTGCCAATCCAGGCTCTTCAGGAGCTTCAGGTGCCAGCGGTGCTACGGGAACGTCAGGCGCATCTGGTTCTAGCGGTGTTTCAGGAACAGGAACTAATTATCCGTGGGAGGGGGCTTATAGCGCAGGAACGGCATATACAGCTAATCAATGCGTATCGTATAACGGAGCAGGGTATGTATGTATACTTGCCGGAACGGGTCAACAGCCTGACATCTCTCCTACTTACTGGAATGTATTCAGCGCGTCAGGTACGAGCGGAGCAACTGGCTCAACTGGTTCTACAGGAACTTCAGGTACGAGCGGAGCTACAGGTTCTTCAGGAGCCTCTGGAGCTTCTGGGGCTGGTACGTCAGGAGCTTCTGGAGCGAGTGGCGCATCTGGTCAAGTTGGGGCTACAGGTGCAACTGGCGGTGGAGGTTCATCAGGGACAAGCGGTGCCACGGGAGCAAGCGGCGCATCCGGTGCATCTGGAGTTGGAACATCTGGCGCATCTGGAGCAGTAGGTAGTACTGGTACATCAGGTACAAGTGGAGCAACTGGAGCAAGCGGTGCTTCGGGGGCAGGAACATCTGGAGCTTCTGGTGTGTCTGGTGCTACTGGGTCTACTGGTGCGGGTGGAACTTCAGGCACTTCCGGTACATCTGGATTTTCAGGTGCAAACCCTGGGTTAAGTGGCACTTCAGGCACATCTGGTGTCAGCGGAGCATCTGGAGTATCTGGTGCTGGTACAAGCGGAGCCTCTGGAACCAGCGGGGCAACTGGCGTTTCTGGTGGTGCTGGTTCATCTGGCACTTCTGGAGCGAGTGGAGTATCTGGAGCGGGAACATCAGGAGCGACTGGTTCTGCTGGTACTTCAGGAACATCAGGGGCATCAGGGGCAACAGGGGCAACAGGTGCAACGGGTGCGACAGGAGCCACGGGTGCAACTGGAGCCTCCGGAACGTCAGGAGCGACTGGTTCTGTTGGTGGAGGTTTTGCGTGGCAATCAGTACAAACTGGAAATTTCAACGCAACTGCTGGAAATGGTTACCCTGTAAATACAACGTCTATGGCAATTACTGCAACTTTACCAGCAAGCCCTCTTTCTGGTACAGCAATAGCCTTCGTTGATTATGCTGGGAAATTTGCGGTAAATAATTTAACGATAAACCCAAATGGAAACAAGTTAAACGGTGTAGTAATCAATGCTACAGTATCAACAGCGAGGGAGGGAGTTCTATTAGTTTATATAGATTCTACGCAGGGTTGGATACCGTATTCTGGGTTTAATGATTCTACTCCGGTGCAATCGTATACTGCTTCTTATTTAGTTATAGCTGGTGGTGGTGGTGCTGGAGCCTACGGTTCTCAGGGTGGAGGAGGTGCTGGCGGTGCTGGCGGTTTATTGTCTGGAACAACACCGCTTCTTTCTGGAACTGTATATTCAGTCACAGTTGGAGCAGGAGGTGCTGGTGGAGTAGCAGGTGGAAACCATCCAGGTTCTTCTGGCTCTAATTCTGTCTTAGGTGCTATCGCAACCTCCATTGCTGGAGGCGGTGGCGGGTCTGCGTCTGCCGGAATAGCTGGAGGCTCTGGTGGTGGAGGTGGAAACGCCTCTGGAGGAGCGAATACTTCTGGTCAAGGAAATTCTGGAGGACTAGGAGTTTATACCGGACAAGCTGGAGCTGGCGGTGGTGGAGGAGCAAGTGCCGTTGGAGCGAATGGTACGGCTTTGGTTGGTGGAAATGGCGGTGCTGGTTCTTCTTCCTCTATTACTGGTTCTCCAGTAACATATGCAGGTGGAGGTGGAGGTGGAATAGAAGTTGATGGCGGTGGAACACCTGGGACAGGTGGTTCTGGAGGTGGAGGCAATGGTGGAACAACCTCAACAGGTGGTGCTGGAACCGCAAATACTGGTGGAGGCGGTGGCGGTGGCTCATATGATGGAGGGGTGCCATATGGTGGCGGTGCGGGTGGTTCTGGTGTAGTGATTATTTCCGTACCAACGGCAAACTATACAGGCACCACAACTGGTTCTCCAACAGTCACGACATCTGGCTCGAACACAATTATGCAATTCTATTCTTCAGGTTCATATACCGCATAAAACGGGAGTAAAATATGGCTCATTACGCAAAAGTATCAAACGGAATTGTCGTACAGGTTATTGTAGCTGAGGCTGATTTTTTTAAAACGTTTATTGATTCGAGTCCGGGTTCTTGGATTCCAACCTCGTACAATACTCGTTGTGGAGTTCATTGCGATACGTCAGGGAAACCTGATGGTGGTGTAGCTTTACGCGGAAACTACGCTGGAGTAGGATATATTTACGATTCAAGGAACGATGTATTCTATCCACCGAAACCGTATCCGTCTTGGACTATATCTGCGCCTGAATGGACATGGAAATCACCAATTCCGTATCCTACAGACGGCTCACAATACAACTGGGACGAATCAACAAAAACATGGGTAAAGAACAACAGGGAGTAAATCATGCAACCAAAATTCGTAGTTCTCGATTGGTCGGTAACAGGATTACACCCAACGCTTAAGTTCAGGCGTTCGATTGATAATAAGATTTTAGATAACACGGGAAACTTCGTTGCCAACCCCGCTGGTTATCCCATCATGACCGAAGACCTCATCATAGGTGGTCGTTATTATTACGACATGACATTGGTAACGCTTCTTGATGGGGAATACACATTTGCGGTATTCGACACAGTTTCCATGGTGAACATAGGAACTGGAGAAAATTATGTTTTCCAAGACTCTTTCGTGATGCTAGATGTTCCAATCGAGGAAATTGTTCAATCTATTCAAACATTAGGAGGTTCTAATTCCATGTTCCCATTCATCAGCGTACAAAGTATTTCAATCAGCGAGGGTCAGCCGGTGGATTATATATCCGGAGACACGAAGCCTCTTAATTTCTATTTGCCGTCAAGCTGGGACGTGACGAGCAAGTATGTATGGTTATGTATCAAGAAGAACAAAACAGACCAAGACTCGGCGGCCATCATAGATGCTGTGTGCAATAACGTCACATCAACGGAAGTCACATTTACACCGACAATCGCGCAGACAAGCGTTGAAGGATTGTACTATGGGGAGTTGACACAGTATGATGATGCTCTCGGAACGATAAATCCGAATACCGCTTTCGAGTTCACTATAAATTTCTCTCAACGAGTTCGTGATTTACCATAACGATTTAGCTTGACAATGCATTGAAAGTGTGGTAGAATATAGCATTGATATTTCGTAATATGTCTAATTTCTCTATGTGTTCATGAAATCTGAACAGAATCAAAATCGAAAAAAAACTGAATAAAAGTAAAATCGTACCTTGTACCTCAAGCCGATTTCGATGCTCCGCTCATGCGGATTACATTGAATTCGGCTTTTTTATTGCTAATTTTCCAGACCAAACACTCAGACCACTGAGCTTGGCTGGTTCGGTCATCAACGGGAAAGACCGCTTATACGGCTTCTCGTCATTGGAACACTTGGGAAACCAAGCTCCAGAAAGGACAGTCATGGTAGGAGAAATCCGAACACCAGCGTCACCATTACCGCGTCAACTGAAGGAAAAGAAGGATGCAAGAGAAAACAAAGAAAAAGGAACACCGCCCATAGTAACACCACCTGTCGCTCCTGCGCCAGTGGCTACTCCTCCGGCTCCCATACCAGAAACTCCTGCTCCTGCACCAATAGCATCACCAGCACCACCGGAGCCAACACCACCGACTCCACCGCCAGTCATCACACCAACGCCTCCTCCGGCACCAGAAATTCCGAAGGAAGGCATCGTGCCAACACCACCTCCTACTCCTAAAGTACCAGGAAAGAAGGAAGGGGAGACATCCGATGATGCGTTGACACGTATGAGCGCGGCATTAAAAATCCTGCAAGGGAAGTATAATGCAGAGCTTCCTAGGCTCATGAGCGACAACTCTCGTTTGACCAAGGAACATGCGGAACTGAAATCGGAGAACGACAAGGCAAAAGCAGAGAACGAACGGCTCACAAAGGAATTCGAGGACTTCAAGAAGCAAGCAGCTCAGGCGCAACCAAAGGCATCGGTCATCACAGACGGAGAAAAGGAAGTCGCAACAAAGCTTGGCATCGAGGATAATGACTTTCTAGCGTTAAAAAACGTAATTCTCGCCGGAGTACCGAAGCCCGTAGAAGCAAAGCCTGCGCCGGCCTTGATTCCTGCCAAAGATGAACCAAAAGAAACTCCTGCCGAACCAAGTATGTCTCCGGCAAAACGCACCTATGTGGAAACACTTGATGTGTTAATCGGTGGCTGGGAAGTCCGTGAATCTATCGTTAAAGACCCGAAATTCAACGAGTTTTTATCAATGTTTGACGGGAATAGTAAACGGCCAATTCACGAACTTGCACGGGAAGCTGATGATTCTTTTAACGCGGTAAAGATGGCAGAGGTGTATACGGCATTCCTTGATTGGAAAAACCTACCACCTGTCACAGCAACACCACCAACACCAACAAGTCAACTCATGCCAAACCCTAAAGGGGGTGGCGGTGATTTAAAATCTAATAAGAAGCCTATCTATACCGACCAACAGTATGATGACTTCCAGCATGCCATTAAGCGAGGAGATTACCGAACAATCGGATTAAACGCCGAGGAAGCAAAAAAGGTAATCGAAGCAAAGGCTTACTGGAGCGAAGAATTCCGTACTGCAAAAATGGAAGGGAGGGTAGTTGCTTCACAGGAGTAAAACAATGAAAAGTATTTTCGATGTATTCGCAAGAATCAAGAGCTTCCTTAGCCTGTGGATTATGCTCTCCGCATGCCTTTTGGCTGGCTGGATGCTTCCAGTCATCGCCATTCTGAGCAATCAGAGAGGCGCGGTTCCCGCAGCCCCAGGTTCACCTGACCTGACCACGGATACTGGCTCCGGAGAAATTCCGTTCCTATATGCCGATAAGGTCGTTGAGAAGTTTTATGATGCGTCCGCTGCTCCGTTTTGTTCCAACTCGGATTACGAGGGGAAAATCAAGCAGAAGGGCGACACCGTTGTTATCAACACGCTCCCCGATGTCCAGATTACGGATTACACCGTAAACTCGGAAATCAACTGGCAGTTAATGCAGAAAGGGCGCGTTGACCTCAAGATTGACCGTGCCAGCTATTATGCAGTACGCATGGACAAGGTGACCTACGCGCAGTTATCCGACAAGAAAACCATGGACGAGTATGCTGCGGACGGCGCAGAGCAGATGAGAAAGACCATCGACACGAAGTTCTGGGCTGATGTGTACATCCATGCTTCGTCAGTCAACCAAGGTGCAACCGCTGGTAAGAGAACCGCTGCGTTCAATCTCGGCGCAACAGCTTCTCCAGTTGTGATGAACAAGGCGAACGTGACGGAACTTATAGCCGCGTGTGCCGACATTGCTGAGGAACAGAACTGGCCTCGGACTGGTCGCTGGATGACCATACCGACATGGATGAAGTACCTGTTGGCTATCTCCGAACTGAAAGACGTTTCGGTAACAGGTATGGATAAGTCCCCCATGCTGAATGGTGGATACGTGAAGACTCTCCATGATTTCGACCTCTTCGTAACCAACCTCTATACCCCCGTGTTGGATAGCGGGAAGTACTGCTACAACATCACGTTCGGACACAAGACTGGTATAACCTTCGCCGCGCAGTTGACGGAAATGGAATACCATGAGAAGTTCGAGAAGACCTTCGGGCAAGGCATGAAGGGTCTACAGGTTTACGATTGGAAAGTCGTGAAACCGGAAGCTGTTGGCGTTCTCTATGCCCGTATGTAATTCGCGGTACAGCTAATCATTCCAAATTCAAGCCCCGTAATTTACTTATGGGCGATTCAAGGAGATAGCAAAATGAAGAAAATTTTTTCGTTTCTTAAATTCATGGCAAGAAAGCTTGCCTCTCAACTGGGAGTAACGACCCAGAATCTCTATCAGGCTAGTGGTGTGTCGTCCACAGTCGGACAGAAGATTGTCGGCAATGCAAAGCCCGTGCAGGGCGTGAACCAAGTCTGTGTGGTCAAGAGTAGCAACGTTGACTACTTCCAAGACGCGGCAACGATTACTTCACCTCCTGGCGTAACGACTGGTAACGTGTCTGGTGGAATCACCATTCCAGCTACGTCTGGCGGTTCTGGCACGCTTGGCATTCCTGCGGTTGGCGACATCTATAAGGTGATGCCGATTCCTGCTGGCACTCTCGTTCTGACGGCATGGTTGGAAATCGTAACCCCGTCACTCTCAACCACATGGACTGTCAACATGGGCTTCACAAGCAACCCAGTATCTTCGGCTGCCTTGTATGGTACAAACCTAGACCTCGTTGGCAACGCTGCTGGAGTCATTGTGGCTGGTGCTAATAGCGCATCTGTCCCGGTTGTATCACCAATCATGTGCGCCACGGATACAACGATTGACCTTATTACTAGCGGGACTTATACCGCTGGTGCTTCTGCATCATCTCCTATCGTCATCGTCTATGCCCTCGTGGTAGACCTGAACTTCTAAATCTGCGGGGATGGTAGAAATACCATCCCGCTCATTTTCACCAATCTGTAGTAGGAGGAATTAATATGTCCGAACAAATTCTACCTCTCAATAAAGTAACGATTATTGGTGAGACAAATGCAGACGCAGGAGTATCGGTCATCTTAGACGATATGACTGGCGCAAACCTTGTTATCTGTGATACTACGGCTCATATACCGAGCGGTAAGAAGTATTACAATAAGGGCTGTATTCTCATCAACCAGCAAACGGGAGCCTTGTACTTGAACGGTGCTACGGTAACGTCCTGTACGTTTGCTCTCACAACGGCTGGCGCATCTGGTGCCTCTGGTGCATCCGGTACGTCTGGGGCAACTGGCGCATCTGGAGCTCCTGGGTAACCAGTAACGTCTTAACCTAAAAGGCGGGGCTAAAGACCCCGCCGTATTTTTAAGGGGGAAACCATGTCAGTTCCCGTCTATAACCATTTTGAATTTGTTGGTGTCGCAAGTCCCCTTGTGGCATCGGCTCAAGTTTCGAACACGGGAGAGGTTCGCCAAATTGTCATTGTCGTTCCTACCATTTCAGGTACGGTTACTATAACCGTCACAGATGAGAATGGGGCAACGCTCTTTACGTCTGGAGTGTTAGGAACTGGTTCAAAAACCGTGTTTTGGCCTTACACAACTGGGATGCCTTTCTGTATGTCGGCTGGTGGCGACAAGACCTGCAATGTTACCTGCACTTTCTCGCAACAGAATGTAGGGGCAATGGTGTTGGTCAATATGTTTATTAAAGCATAAGAAATATCAGTAAAATCAATGACCTATTAAGGTCAGAAAGAAGGTCAGAATCATGAAAGAAGAATTCGTCTTAGATTTACACACAGGCAGAATCATCGGCGCAACACAGTATATGAAGGAAGACATTGAAGGAAAGGAACGGCTGAAGGGTCGTTTCATACCGTGGAGTGGCAAGATACCGCCTGGTGGTAAGATAGACCTCACGGAATGGCAACAGGAAAAATCAAAGGAAATTCAATCATTTCAAAGAGACATCGCATCGCAATCTCCACCTCCTGCACCAGAACAAACAACGAAAGAAACTGGTGCTCCTCTCATATCGGGAGAAACTACTCCCACCACGTCACCGCAACCCGTCATCACGGAAGCCGACAGGCTTGGCCTTCTCGTATCTGCTATGCCGAAAATTACAGAAAAAGATATGACCAAGGCAGACCCGAAAGTTCCGACTGTAGCCGCGCTCATGAAGTTGACCGGAATTCAAGACATCACAGGACCAGAACGGGAAGTAGCTTTCTCTGAATTTCTGAAGAACAATCCGAACTGGAAGCCGACTCCTGTAACAGAATAGCGGAGGCAATATGGCGAAAGAACGTGAATCATGGTACGCTTTTGATTTCGATGGTTCAATTGCGTGTTATGATGAATATTCCAGTCCAACTGATGTTGGTGAGCCTCTAGGAATCGATAAAATGGACTCAGCCTTCAACATTTTACTTGGCTATTTAGAACAGGGTAAAAAGTGTAAGATATTTACGGCTCGCGCCGAGTTTCCTGAGTCAGTAAAGGCTATCAAAGAATGGTGCAAGAAATATCTGGGATGTGAACTTGAGGTAACCAACAAGAAAGATTTTGCCATGATTTGCGGTTATGACGATAGATTCATCGGTGTCGATTCTGAAACAGGCATGCCGTGGCAGAAAATCCGCAAGGTTGACACGCTTCCTCATTGGGAGCATAGAGAAAGGACGTTGCCATGAAATTGATAGAGAAAATCATCTCCATCGTTGTTCTGTTAAGCTTCGCCTTCGGAACGTATTTTTTTATCGACAACCGATATGCTTCCGCCGACAGCGTGAAGCAGGTGGAGCAACGGCTCGACTATAAGATAAATTCCGACCAGAGAGACCAAATACAGAACCAGATGTGGAAGCTCGAAGACCGGTATAAGTCTACCGATAAGATGCCGAAGGACGTGAAGGACAATTACCGTGATTTACAGAACAGAAAACAAAAGCTTGATGAATCTCTGAAAACCCAAGAAAAGAAATAAGGAGATTTTATGCCAACAGTTGAACATCTCTTAAAATTAACAAGAAAAAGATTAGACGATGAACTCGGTTCCGATTCCCAGAAGAATTGGCAAGATTGGGAGTTGGTAATTTATCTTTCTGAGGGTCAGCAGGAAATCAATAAAGAGCTTCAGTTGCTAAAGTTTGATGAAGATTTTACTGAAGTGACCGCAAGCGGAACGCTCACACTATCTGGTACTACTGGACAGTTTACATCGGTATCCGTAAATGGAGTTGTCATCACCTCATCCGCCGTTCCATTCAATGGCACCATAGCGCAGACATTACTTGATGTGGCTTCTAATATCAACGCCTTCAGCGCATCAGGACTGAATGTTATCCAACCTCTTTCGGCATGGTTGGAAAAAACCACGATTGCGATTCCGTATATCGCATCTGCGAACGGCTCAGTTCTGACAATTACGGCACCCTCAGATACCGGATTTTCTCCTAACGGGTATGCCATTACATCCGTTATGACTGGAGATATGACATTTGTATCTACAAGCCTATCCGGAGGAAGCTGTCTCTGTAAACTGTTTTTAATCCCAGGTCAACGAAGATACCAGATTCACCAAAAGACCTATCTTATCACGAGATTTAAAGCCGAGCATATTGAAGAACCAATTTATGCAACTACGAAAAACGATATGGATGAAACGAATCCTGGTTGGGATAAAATGCGTCCTGGTCGTCCAGTACGTTACATACCAGACCTTATCAATAAAAACATCATCATGATTCCCCAACCAAGGATTTACAAAACATGCTATCTTGATGTTGTTCGCTATCCATACAAGGAATTCTCACTCTCTAATATAAGTGCTACGCCGGAGATTCCAGAAGAATATCAAAGTGCGATTGTGATTTGGGCATTACGCCAGGCTTATCTCAAGGGAGACAGGGAAACATTGAATACAGTTCGTTCTCAGACGTTCGAGCGTGAGTTTACGAGATTGGTCGAACAATATAGAATTAATCACAAAATAAGACAGAATCCTATGCCTCCAATTAATAGAGTCCCGGCTGGATTTTTATAAAGAAAGGTTCTCACCATGAATAATGGAGTTTTGTTTTTAGAAGATGGAACTCAGATAAAGGTTCCATGCAACGTAATGAAGATTTCTGATGGGTGTCATGATTTTTCTGAATTATACCAGCAGCGCAGTTTGATTTTTATAGCATTAATGAAAAGCCATCCAGAGAAATCTTGGCGTTCCTTTCGTCATGATACAGGCGAGTTCAGGGATGGCTGGTTTGTTGCGGGAATGCGTTTACAATCTGGCGACATCTCATTTCATCTCGCGGAAAAGTTTTGGTATATGCTAGAAGGAATAGAAACTAGAAGGAAGGCACCACCGTTTGATGGTCACACCAGTTTAGACGTGTGCGATAGATTAGCCGATTGGATTTTATCTGACATATTTTGAGTGCCTTCGTAATGGAGTTTTAAACGACTTCTCTATACTCCAATTCACTTGGTTCAATCTCGCATGCAATGTTTTATATGGCATCTTAATAACTTCAGCCCATTGTTTCAATGTTTTCGTTTGGCCGTTGAATTCTATGATTCGATTGTTGCTTTTATTATTTGATTGCTCTTTTCTTGTTGCCCATCGACAGTTTGACGGCTCATAGTTCCCGTTGTTGTCTATACGCTCTATGGTGTGTTTTTTAGACGGTGGTTCCCCCATATAAGCATACCATGTTGGGAAATCATGCCATTGTTGGCATACTGTAATCCCCCGACCACCATAATCTGGATATCCCATATGGTGTGTATTATAACATCGCGACATCATAGCTTTCCACGTTCTATAAAGAGGAATTTTTGACATTCCGTGAGTAGTTAAAGATTGTGAACGTATCTCTTGATGATAGCAACCGCAGGATTTCGTAGTACCATTTTTTAAAGATGCGGCATTTACTGGTACTTCTTTACCGCAGGAACATTGACATAGAAATTTAGTTGCCTTAGAATATTTATTTTCTATCCTATGGATAACCGTTAACCGCCCAAATTTTTGTCCAGTTAAATCAATAAATGGTGGCATGGTTGTATTATATGCACAAACGGATTATGATGTCAAGGGAAAAATAATGCCTAAAAAATCACAGTCTAATGTTGTATCAATGAACCGTAAAATGGTTAACGATGCTCCTATACGAAAGTTTTCTAGCTTTCTCGGCATCGACAATGTTACCAAGCCTTCTTTGCTTAATCCAAGATATCTACAACGATGTATAAATTTTGATAATTATAAGGATGGGCACATTGAGCTTCGTCCGGGTCAAACCATGGTGTCTGCTGGGTCTACCAAGAGGAATATATTTTCCAACCTCGACAGAAGCGTATGTTTGTTTATGGACGGTGGTGCTTTAAAACGCTTAAATCCAGACGAGTCAATTTCAACTATCGCGTCCGGGTTCAATCCTAATTTGACTATGCGTTACTGTGATGCAGATGCAAGAATCTTTCTAACAAATCAGGAACAGATTGGCTATTTTAAGGATGGTGGATACGTAGATTCTACACAGTTTACCGATAAGCTCGATTTTTACAAGGTATACGCATTTGCCGGAGACGAAATTGAATACGGCCTTGGTCGCCTATGGATTGTCAAAGGAGATACCGTATGGTATAGCGATGGTCACAGGCCACTCCAGTTTGACCTAACGCATAATTTTATGAGATTTGCTAGTGCCGTAACGTTGTTCAGAACGGTGGTAAATGGCCTTTGGGTATCTGATAATTACATTCGTTTTCTTGATGGAACTAATCCCAAGGCTGAAATGAGAATGATTACAAAGGCTGAATATCCAGCAATTAGGAATGCTAATACTCGCCTTACCGGAGACGAAGTTGGGGAAGAGGGAATGTCCGACCTTCCTATCTGTTTTATGACCACGCAGGGAGTTGCAATCGGTGGCGTTGACGGCTCATATAAAAACCTTACCGAAAAAAAATATAAGATTCCTATTGCATCGAGCATCGGTAGTGCATTCTACAATCCGCAAATTGGATTAAATAAAGTAATTTTTGTATTGCAAAGTTAAATTATAAATTTCTTGAGTTGTCAAGAAAAATACAGGGGGTGTATCATGTCTATTCGTCTCAGCACATCACTCGTTAATTATCTCGCATCTGGCGGGAGTCTCAAAAAGGCGTTTTCGGATGGTTGTATAGACATCTATAACGGTGTCCAGCCAGCTACCGCAGATAGCGCATCTGGCGCGCTACTTCTCTGCCGTATAACATATCAGGGCGGTGCGTTCACTCCAGCCGTTCCTTCGACAGCCAAGAAGGATAAGTTGGTTATAAACTCAGCCGTGAATGCGCTCACATACGGATATATAGTTAATGGGGGAACTCCTTATAGCGTCACGGCAGTAGTCCCAACCGATACCGCTGCTACCGTTGCCACAAAGCTTGCGGCACTCATAAACGCTTCCGCTGTAGTATTTGCTATAGATGACGGAGCTGGTGAGATTATTATTCAGGAACGTTTCGCAGGAGTTGGTTTTATCAGCTCTTCAACGGGAACTGGTAGTCTAACGCTCACTCCCGTCACAGCCTCCGCTCGTAGCACGGGTATACAGTTCGGTGGCGTGGCAGTTGGCGCGTTGTCGAAAGAAGCCGGAGCATGGCAGGGTTCAGGACTTCAGGCTGGACTAGCCGGATGGGGTCGTATCAAGTCCAATCAGACGAGCGGATTTGATGATGACAGCACAGGTACTACGTTCATAAGGTTGGATTTCGCCATCAATACCGCGAACTCGGACATGATTGCCCTATCAAGTCTGAACATGGTAGCTGGCGTAACTTCAACCGTTGACACCTGCGTTCTGACCATACCACAGTCATAACATGGCAATACGCCTGCTTGGAGATATCGACAACGCTGCAAAGTATCTCTCATGGGCGAAGTCTAAGCTACGGGCTTTAAAAATGCACCTGACATTGTTCGGTGCTCCCATGGGTTCGCGCCGATATGTCTTAGATGATGCGTATATCTATATCAATACCCACCATGGTTGGGATTTAATCAGCATTTACGGAATCGGTGGTGGTTTCCTGATAATCTCTAATCCGGGCGTTGATACGACAGACTATACGACTAGGAAATATTACAATCAAGACGGCTCTGAAATACAGCTCAAGACAGGCGACAAGCCTCCTGGTTGGCAACTCCTTGATGATGGAACGTATGGATTTACCATGATTAACAACCCATCGGGAAGCGGAGATGACCCAGAAGTAAACATCTACAATGCGCCATCGACAGATAAGGGAAGCATGCTTGTTCCTCAAGTAGATAATGGCATAGCGGCAGCTCTAAGGCTTGGAACTAAGAATTACCGTTTTGTTTTAAATGGAGCATGGCAAGACGAGATGTGGTCAGCGATAAATTTTACATTAAACGATGGCTCGTCCACATATTCATATAATTTTTTAATGCTTGACGATTCATTGATTTTTGCCCCATATCAGTATAGAGGGCAAAAGCCATTTGTGAGTCGTTATGTGTCTGACGGAATCATAACAGCAACACAGAAATATAATGGTGGTATAAGCTATTTAGATGTGCAAGAATTCTCTGACGGAGAGTGGTTGGATTCAGTACCGATAGTGACCCGTCTTTATTACCAGCCATTTAAACCAACAGGTAGTAATGCGAGAAGGTTTGTGGCTGTTCAGGGAGTTGCTGGT